AGGATGAATGGAACACCTTATGTACTCAAATACATCCCATCACGTGATATCAAGGGTGAGTATGGCGTAGATGTACGCTACGGAATTATGTCTGGTATGGATCCTAACCGCGCAATCATTGCTTTGCTACAAATGCGTTCAGATAAACTCGTATCACGCGACTATGTACGTCGTGAGATCCCGATGGATCTTAACGTTACACAGGAGGAACAACGTGTTGACATTGAAGAAATGCGCGATTCTTTGCGGGTTGCTGTTGCTCAGTATGCACAGGCGATACCTGCACTCGCGGCGCAAGGTCAAGACCCTTCAGAGATTATCAGCCGTATCGCAGCTGTTATCCAAGGTCGCCAAAAGGGACAAGCCCTAGAAAACATTATTGAAAAAGCATTTACACCAGAACCAGCACCAACCCCAGAGATGCCACCTATGGCACCAGGTATGGAGCAACAGAATCCAGCAGCAGGCGCGGCCCCAGCACCTGCCTCGCAGCAACCTCCAATGAATGAAGCTGGTACGGCCCCTGCTGCTGGTCAACGTCCCGATATAGCACAACTACTAGCCGGCATCACCGGCGCAGCATAAGCAGAGGAGGTGGAAATATGAATAAAGGATCACGCGCAACCGCATCAATGGCAAAGCCAAAGGAAGGCAAGATGGATCACTCCAAGCCAGCCGGCGGTAAGGTAATGGCATCAATGATGCCAGCAGGTCGCCCAGGCAAGAAAGCAAAAAAGGGTTAATTATTTTAGTGGAAGGTGTATAGGACGATGGACAATAACAGAATACGTCGTCCTATACGCTCTTCCGATTTTATAGTAATAGTTGCAGAGGCTGCGTTTAACTTTGCACAGGTTTTATCAGGATTCTTTGAATCATTATATGAATTAAGTATTTACCATTCTAACCACAAGACTGAAACTAATCAGGCGTGGGAACAGATGGCACAAGACCTAGAAGCATTAGAGGAGGACCGATGACAACAGCACCGATGAATCCATTGGCTGGCCCAGCAGGTCCTGGCAAGTTTTCTACACGTACTGATAGATTAAAAATGGGTTCCATTGCATACGGAGAAGGTGTTGAGACGGCTGCTATACAGTCAGGTGCTCCACTTGCTAAATCCCCTGGCTCAATGCCAGCATCAGAGGTAATGCCAAAATCAACACCTCTTACATCACTCTATGCTGAAACAGAATTTCAGGATGAACCAATTACCACTGGTATTGACAGAGGTGCTGGAGCAGGATCAGAAGCAATGCAAATGCGTAAAGAAGATGACACAAACTTTCGTGCAGCAATTCAAGCTGCTAAGCCAGTATTAGCATATGTTGCAGACTTGCCAGATACATCTCCAGAGACACGTGCAATCATTAAACAGTTATGGAATATGAAGTGAGTGTATGGAATCGAATTGGTGATGTAGCCACAAGCGTAGTTCAAGGTGTTGGAACTGGCGTAGTGAACGCTGGTAAATTTGCAGTAGATCTGGCTTATGGTGCCGGTGGTGTCGCAAAGATGGCCTACGACATTGGCACTGCTCCTTGGAATGACGACAAAGATTACAACGGTTTTGTGCAGCCATTTAAGTCTGCTTGGAATGATAGCCAGAAAAACATAGTACGCCCACTTGCCTCAGCAGGTGGAGCTATTATGAAAGTTCCTGGTCTGGCAACAACTTTTGAAAAGATCAATGAGATTAACCAAGAGTATATCCGTGAACCAGCAGCAACATTTAACCTAGTTCAGACAGGTACTGTTGGTGGCACAGCAAGTTTCTTTGATCCTAATGACTGGAAGAAAGCCTACCGAGCAGTCAATGAATCACAAGAAATTATAGATCCAATTACTGGTGAAAAGAAAACAGTTGGTCCTATTACGTTTGGTCAAGCCGTTTCTCAAAATGTGCGTTTAATTTTTGACCCAAAGTTTAATATCTATGATCCACGTGAACGTGATGAAGCATTTAACCAAAGTGCTTGGGGTAAAGTACAATCTGGTTTTCTTGACACTACAGCACTCTTTGCTGGAGATGTAACACTTGGCGCTGCTAAGGTAGTAAAGGTAGCTGCTGCAAGTACAGCACTTAAAGGAACTCTTAGAACAGCAGATGATGTTGCTAAAGCAGCAGAAGATATTACTAAGGCTCAGTATGGTGTACAAAATCGTTTTACTAAAGTACTAGATGACTTTACTGCTAACGATTCAGTCTATGCTGTCAACCATCCTTTGGTTCGATCATCAAATCAGCCAGCACTTCTTGCCAACTTACTTGGTGATTCAACAAACGTTGAGCAAACAGCGCTAATCCTTCGCTCTGCGATGGGTGATCCAAAAGCACTTGATGATTTAGCTGCTCTCAGAGTTGATATGAAAGACGCTCTTGCAACAGCACGCGGAGATCTATCTGCTATTGATGAGTACAAGTTATTTGCAGCCCCTGATGAAGCCGGAATGATTCCATTTCTAAATGATGCACCAGGTGTAATGGATGAGGCACTAGCAAACTACAATTCACTCCTACGCTTTGATGAATCTTTTGCAAAGATGATGACACTTGGAGAAGGTGGCGGAACTCTTCGCCGCACAACAGGAGTTGCTCTACAGGGTGTAGAAGACTTTATAGCCAAGTCTCGATCAATACGTTTTTACGATCAGAAGGTTGGAACTGCAAATATTGAGGTTTTCCAACCAACACCTTTTCACCGTTTATATCAAAAGATCTCTTGGGGTATCGGTGAGCGTCCAGCAGGTATCATTGATTTTAATGATGCAGATTCTTTCCGTGAAGTAATAGCAACACTAGAGCGACTACGTCCTTCTGATGCTATTGCTGGAGTTACACCTACAAACTTGCGTCGTCTTGGTGCAATATCAGATGATGAAGCCAACGTTTTATTAAATAATTACATAAAAGCAACAACGCCTGAGCAGCGTCAGATTGCTGCTATCGCTATTGAGAGTACCGCAGTACGTGCTCTTGCTATTAAACACGGTATAGACGTAGAAGAAGCAGATCTAATTTACAAAAATTTTGCAAATAGCAGAACTAGTGCCTTATCTTCTATTAAAGATAGAGGCTTTATGGTGGATACTGACGGCTCAATCCTTAAAGTTCCACAACTAGAATCTCAAACAGGCAACTTTTTGCCAATTATGGATTTTGAAGTATTAGATCGTCTTCTACGTGAGAATGCAAACTTCATTGTTAAGATGAAGGGTAAAGTAGCTAACCCTGTACTTAACACAGCAGATGTATTCCAGGATTTATTTAAAGCAGCAGTGCTTATTCGCCTAGGTTATACAATTCGTAACGGTGTTGACTCTCAACTTCGTATCTTTTCGGCAGTCGGCGCAATGACAACCTTGCGTCACCTTGGTCCTGGTATGAAAAACTTTATTTACAATACAACAAAGGTGCCTACTCGCCTCATTGATCGCTATTTACCTAAGTTTGATGGTATGACAATCAAGCAGGTGCAGCAGTCAACTAACATAGTCACTCGTGAACTCAATGAACTCAAGGCAAGAGCGGCTGAACTTGAGGCTCGTATATCACTTAAGCCAGATGACCTAGATGCAGTCGGTGAACTCAACACTCTTAGACTACTTCAAGAAGAAAAACTTGCTGTATACAATCACTACACAGAAATTATCAATCGCGTAGGAACTGTTGAACCTAAGAGACGCATTGGCACAGGATCATTTGAGGTTGTTACCAGCGATGGTACCAAATATGAACTCTTTGATGCCTTTGGCGGTCCTTTAGGTGAGATGTTCCGCAAGACAGCATCATCTGCTAACTCATTTCAACGTATGGTAGAGAGCAACTCTGACGTATTAGGTCGTGCTCTACAGTCAAAAGGTTTTGGAGCTGTTAAACCAACCGATCCTGGTTACTTTGAACAATGGGCGCAGACCCTGCGCCAGCAGTTTGGTAACTCAGAGGTAGTTAGACGACTTATTGCTGGAGAAAATGTTGATGACATTTCTCGATGGCTAGCAGGGTCACCTGCTGGTCGTGATCTACGTAAACGTCTTGCTATTGATACAGAAGAAGCAGCAGAATATGTTACAAAGATTAGTCGTTTCTTAGATAAGTACCTACCCGAATCATCAGGTCTACGTTCTAATATCCGTGAAGTTACAGCAAACGACTTACGTTCAGCATTTACAGATCCAACTACATTGCCTGTTATTCACGGCAACATTCTTGAAGAGATAGTTTCTAACGGATCAAAGTTGAGGATTAGAAGTGCTATTAACAGTATCTTTAAAGTCCTTGCTCAACTTCCTGAAGATGCTTGGGCTAGAAATCCACTGTATATTCAGTTCTATCGCCAAGAAGCCAAGCGTCGCGTAGACATTGTTGCAGCTCAAAAGGGTGGAAAACTTACAGCAGCAGACCAAGAAGCAATTATGGGAGCTTCTCATAAGGTTGCGGTGCGCGAGATGAAGAGTGTTCTGTTTAATATTGAACGCCGCAGTAATCTTGCCGGAGCAATGAAGTTTATCAGTCCATTCTTTTCAGCACAAGAAAACGCATATAAGACTTGGCTTAAACTATCTGTTGCAAACCCAGCAATCCTTAATCGTGGCTACAACGTGTGGCAAGCACCTAACCGCGCAAGCCTTGTAACAGATCAGGATGGAAATATAGTCCCAGAAGGACAGACTTCAGGTAGTGATGTTATATGGATATCAATTCCAAAGGGTATGCAGGGTATACCTGGTATGAACTCACTTACGCAGTTGGGTATTCCAAAACAGTCTTTGGATATTATCTTCCAGGGTGGTATGGATGTTCTTTATAGTAAGGGCAATCCAAATATTGCTAGTGATGTATTCCCAGTAGGTCCATATGTAGCAGTTCCAATCTCTGAGATTGTAAAAGATAAGCCAGAATTTGAAGAGTCTTTTAAATGGGCGTTGCCTTACGGTCCATCAAAGAATGCTCTACAGGCTTTTCTTCCAGCTTGGATTCAGAAATTTAATACACGCAACAATGAACTAGATGACGCACAGTTTGCTAAATCTTACGACCTTATCTATAAAACAGAGGTTACTAAGGCCAAGCAAAACGGAACTCCGTTGCCTACTGCAAAACAAATTATGAGTATGACAAAAGATTATTGGAATCTGCGTATTTGGGCAAATATAATACTTCCTGTTGCCCCACGCTTTGATAGTCCTTATCAATACTACATTCAGAAGTCTCGTGAATACAAAACACTTTACGGTATGGAAGCAGATGCTAAGTTTCTAAAAGACTTTCCAGAGTACTTCGCCTTTACAGCAAGCACATCAAACAACCCTGCTAAGGTAGATTACACGGTTGGTGCTGTAAAGAACATTAAGAAATATGGAGACTTGGTTAGCGAACTTTCAAGTATTGAACCTAAACTTATTGGTTTTGTTGTCAACGACAAAGAAGGTTACAAGTTTTCTAATGCTGCCTACCAGTGGCTTTACAATAACAAGATATCACCTGATTCACCACAAAAATTCCTAGCACCAATTAGCCCAGCAGAAGCAACCAAGAAGAACGAAGCTGAACGTGGTTGGATTAAATATGGTGAAGTTATGGATAAAATTGAAGCACAACTTGAGTCTAGACAATTATCCTCAATCACTCAAAAAGGCGCAGAGGATCTTAAAGCATACAAAGAGAATGAGATTAGAAAAATAGCTCGCCAATTAGATGCAAAAGGCGAGGCAGTGATTGATCCCAAGACTGGTGTGTTTGCTCAAACTCCTTGGTATGACGATTATCTGGATTCAGATGGATCTAAAACAAACAGAATTATCTACGGATTATCAAAGATTCTAAATAATCCTCAATATGTCAAGGATAATAAAGACTCAACAACCTTTAAAAGTATGGAATTGTATTTAGACGTCCGCAAAAGGTATGCACAAGAACTCCTACGTAGAGATGCTCGATCTATTGATGCAAAGTCAAACATTGATCTTCGCGTTTCTTACGATGCTTTGATTAAGAAATTAAAGACTGACGACCCACTTGGTTTTGGTCCATTCTACGATAGATTTTTAAGTCAAGATCTTGTCACTGATAAGTATTTAACACCGGAGGAGCCTAAATGACAAACGAGGAAAAAAGAAAATTCTATGACGATCAATTAGCGGCGGGTGAAATAACCAAAGAAGCATATGACCAATATATAGCATTGATAGAAGATACTGAAAAAGAAGAAAAAGTAAAAAAGTCTGGCGTATACACAAGCACACAGATATCTTCTAATATCCCTCCAGCTTCAACCCTTGCTGATTACGTCAACACAGTATTCCAAAAGTATAAGGGTAGAGATGCCAACTCTACGGAATTAAAGACTTGGCTACCAGCACTTACGGCCCAGTACAAGTCCGAAAAGGGTAAGAGCAAGAGCACAATTAAGTACACCTATAAAAATGGTGAACTTATCAAGACTGAATACCTTACGGCTAACGCTGAAGATCCTAAATTATGGATTGAGAATAAGGTAAAGAAAGATGTTCTTGCTGGTAATCAGGAAGTTAATACGCTTGCTATTCCAGAAGGTCCATCAGGTAAATACTTTGTAGCTCTCAAGAACTTTGCTTCAGACAACGGACTTCTTCTATCTGATAGTGCTGCAACTAGCTATGCTAACGGTATTACTGCTGGAACTATTGACGAGAACACTGCCTTTAATGCCTTGCGTGAAAGCGCAGCAGAAGCCTTCCCTGCCTTAGCAGACAAGATCAAGGCTGGCATTAACCTAAATACTTTGGCTGATCCATACATTCAGTCAATGAGTAGCATCCTTGAGATACCAGATACTGGTATTGATCTATTCGATCCAAAGGTTCGTAATGCACTTGCTTACACCCTTCCTGATGGCAAAGTTGGAACCAAGTCAATCTATGAATTTGAGAAAGAACTACGTAAAGATCCACGTTGGCAGTATACAAATAATGCACGTAATGATGCAGCAAGTGTTGCAACTACTGTGCTCAAAGACTTCGGATTTATGGGGTAAATGATGGCAGAAAAAGTAAAGGTAAAATCTGGCGATACTATGAGTGCTCTTGCTGCTAAAGCAGGAGTATCACTGGCAGCGATGAAGGCTGCTAACCCACAGATTTCCAACCCAAGTCTTATTAAACCAGGACAAGTTCTTAACGTACCTGCATCAGCAGAGAATACTACTGCAGCAAATGTTTCTGCTCAGGCTCAAGCAATGATTACTAAACTTGAAGCACGTCTTAAGGAATTAGAAACATCAAATGCTGCTACTATTGCTGAAAACACAACAGCACAAGCAACTCTCTCTCT